GGCCCTGTGGAGGGTGGCCCGCGAAGGTATTACGGACGGTGGTAGGCGAGCGCCGCCTGGTATGGGCAGACGGCGCTCCCGACCCTAGACTGTCCAGGGCAAGGATTGACCCCGCACCGTGGGAGCGGCCGGGGTCCGACACCGAAGGGAGAGCTTCGATGCAGGACATACCTTACGGCTACTGCCACTGCGGATGCGGGCAGAAGACCACGCTTCATCCGTTCACCGTTCGAAAGCTCGGCTACGTCGCTGGCGAGCCACGAAAGTACATCCGCAATCACGACAAGCGCACAGTCGGCACTCGATATCGAGTGGCCCCCGAGACTGGCTGCTGGATCTTTACGGGCCACGTCAGTAGGAAGGGCTATGGCCAGATGCGCAAGTCGGGAGATGCGACACGCATGTATCCAGCCCATCGCATCTTCTACGAGCAGGCGAAGGGGCCGATCCCGCCCGGCAAGCAGCTAGACCACCTGTGCCGAAACCGCGCGTGCGTGAATCCGGAACATCTCGAGGTCGTGACCAACTTCGAGAACCAGCGGCGAGGTCGAAAGCCGAAACTGACCGAGGAAGCGATCCGGGAGATCCGGGCCGCAACCCCGCACTACGGCTACGCGACCGACCTCGCCCGCAAGTTCGATGTGAATCCCAGCACGATCCACCGCGTTCGCAGTGGGCGCAGCTGGAACCCACCTACTTGATGCTACTAAATCCTCGCAACGGGGATATCGTCGAACAGGTTGATCATCTTGCCTTGACGTGCCGGCGCCTCGCACACGAGGCAGGCGTCCCACACCAGCCAGGCCTGCCAGGTGCGCACGCGCGTGCCGAGGCTCGAACCGTCCTTGAGCACGAAGATCGAGCCCTTGTCGTCCGGCGCGTTGAGCCAATCTGGGGGTCCGATCTGCGACCAGGCCATGACGTCGTCATTGAGCAGGAATCCGGTACCGACCGGAGCATCAACATCGGCCTTGACCGGCATCGGGTTCCCACCGGCGGACACAAAGATCGTGTCGTAGCCGGCCTTGTAGTCCGTCGCCTGGTTGTCGTTGAACCGCTTGACGTTGGTGTACTGGTTGGCGAGCCGTCGCTGGCCGCCGAGGGTCAGCATCGCGAACTTCGGCGTGAACCCGGAGCGCTGACGGATCTGCTGCGCGAGCTGCATGATCCCGTCCTCTGAGGGGTTCGCGTTGGCGAAGTCCTTGATGTTCGAGTCCCAGAACTGGTTGCCGGCGGTCGCCGAGTTGATCGAATGCAGGGTGCGGCTGGTGGAGCAGATGTTCCGCAGCCCGTCGGACTCGTTGGAGCGGTCGCCGGCGATGTACACGCCGTAGGTGTTGTCGACGGAGATCGACGCACCGGACACCGTGATGTTCGCGTTCGCCTGGGTGGCGCCGTTGGCGGAACCGGTGAACGTGACCGCGGTGACGGTGCGCCCGAGCGCGCCGGTGCCGGTCGCGCCCGAGGACTTCACGATGATGTCGACGGGGTCGCCGACGGCGATGTACTGCCCGGAGTCCACGGCGAACGTGTTGACGGTCGCCTGCGTGGTGGTGCAGGAGGCCAGCAGTCCGTCGCCGGTCCCGTACGCGATCCTCGTGACGTCCTTGCGCATGTCCTTCTGCGCGTTCTCCATCTCGAACGTGAGCACCCGCACGAACGACGCCTCATCGTTCTTCGACTGCCGGATCGACTGATCGGTGAGCTCGATCGCGGCGTTGAAGTACTTGATGTTGATGATCGCGTCCATCGTGCCCTGGTAGCCGGCAGTGGCAAGCTGGCCGCCATCGGTGTTGGCTCCACGGCCGCGGTTGCGGTTGGAGTGCACGAGGATGATCAGCTGGCGTCCGCCGAACGTGCCGAGGTTGTCGGCGTTCGTCTTCTCCAGCACATCGAGGATCTGGGTTTCCTGGTTGAACTGCTCGACCCACGCGCCGCGATACACGTTCTTGAGCATCGCGTCCGCGTTGGTCAGCGATTGAGTCGCCAAGGCGGGACTCCTTTCTGCGTTAGGGGTGGGGTGTGCCTGTGCGCCCTAACGCTGTACCTGGCCCCTGGCCCGAAGGCTGTGGCCCGACCCTGGCGTTGGTGCTTCTAACCGCGTGAGCGGTTGACGATCTCGAGCGCGCGCTGGTGCGCCTCGCGAAGGTTGTGCAGCTGCTGGGGGTTGGCATTCGGGGTGCCGGCCGGCTCGGCCGCGGAGGGCGGGTTGAGCTTGCCGGTGAACGCCTGCTGCTCGTTCTTGTTGAGCAGGCCCTGGAGCGCCTGCCAGGCCTGCGGGACGACCTGCTGGAGCTCTTCGGCGGTCTTCGCCTGCTCGGTGAAGTGCGGGAGCAGCATCTCGACGGCCTCGCGGTTGAACGCGTCGCCGTGCTCGCGCTGGAGCTCGGCGAACTGGCCTTCGATCATCCGCATCGCTTCCTGCTGGGCGACCTGCATGCCCTGCTCCTCGAAGCGGCTGTCGACTCCTTGAAGGTAGTTCTCGAGCCGGTCGAGCCGTTGCATCAGCTCCTGGTTCTGCTGCTCTGAGGGGTCCTGCCAGTCCTCGTAGTTCTGCTGCTGGGCTTGGATTCCCGCCTGTTGGGCGTAGTCGCCGTTGACCCACTCGTAGAACGCCTGCGGGTCGGTTTGGGCGGCCTGGGCGAGCTGCATCGCCCATTGCACCGTTTGCGGGTCCTGCTCGTGCAGGCCCATCTCTTCGTACGGCGCCCATTGGCGGCGGTAGCCGGCGGCCTCGTTGAACTTCTTCTGGACTCCGGCGTCGAAGTTCTTGAAGCCCTCCTCGGCGATGCCGCGTGCTTCTTCGTCGGTGATGCGATCCAGGTACTCCTGGTAAGGCGCGCCGCCGCCCTGGCCCTCCTGAGGCTGTGCGGTGCCGCCGTCTTGATCGGAGAAGGACACCGATCATCCTTTCTCGCTGTTCCCGGTCCCTGGCTCCCGTGGGCTGGACCGGATCCTGGCGATCGAATAGGCTTTGCAGTGGTCTCCGTTGAGGTCCCTCGGAATTGATTCCGGGGGGCCTCCGGTTCTATGCGGCGGTCCTTGCTTCGCGCGCGCGCGCGAGGGCAGTCTTGCCGGCGGCGCGGACGGTCTTCGGATTCTCGGGCACGACGTCGCGGCCACTGGGCTTCCATGCGTCGCACAGCCACTCGTCCGAGACGCACAGCGGCGGGAACTTAGTGCAGTGCGTGTGGTCGTAGTAGGTGCAGTTGCCGCACTCGCGGTCCTCGCTGGCGGCCGCGCGCAGATTCGGCGGGGCGGCCGGCGTGGTATCGGTATCGGTGGCCTCAGACTGCGCCATATTTGCCGCCGGTCAGCTGGATCGCGGTGCGGCCCTGGGATTGCAGCCACACGGGCAGCGTGAACGTCTGGTTGGCGGCGGCGGCGATCGTGCCCGCCGGCGCCGAGCAGGTATTCGAGTAGTAGTTGAGGGTCGAGCCGGCGACGTTGTTGACGACGACCGACTCGTTCAGCTTCGGCTCGACTCCCACCAGCGTGAGCCCCTGGTAGGTGCTCGAGTCGCCGATGATCGTGCGCATCAGCGCCCGCCCGAGTACGTGGTCGGCTCGAGCTCTGAGTAGTTGAGCTCGAGGATCAGGTTGTCGGCGTCGCGGGTGCGCACGCGAACGAGCTTGACGGTCTCGTCGTCGGGGATCGTGTAGTCGTCGAGGTAAGCGGCGAACCGGCCGGTGTATTCGCCGGCGATGATCCGCACCCACGAGTTGGGGACGGGCGGGTTGAGCGCGACGTCCTCGATCCCGTCGCGGGCGACGTTACCGCCGCGGCGCTCCCACGCCTCCTCCTCGGGGTACTCGATCTGGTGCGGCCCGGGCGGGCCGTCGCCGCCGAGCGCCTCAGTCGAGTGCGGCGTGAGCACCGGGCCGTGCGGCCCGGTCTCCTCGTCGACGACCTTCTCGCCGAGGCTCTGCCCGGCCTCCTCGGCTTGCTGCGCCTCCTCGATTTGGGCGGGCGACGGCGGAACCGGCTCTGCCGGGTTGTCTCCCGGCGCGCCGGGCGGGATCTCGGTCGGCTCGTCCTGCGGCGCGACACCCGGCTCCTGCGAGGGCTCGAGCGGAGTCTCGGGGGTCTGGCGAGGGTCGCGCTCCTCGGCGGGGACCTGCTCGTCCGGGGCCTGCTCCGGGGCCTGCTCTTCGTGCTCGGCTCGCGGCTTCTTCGACGCCATCAGCGTCCTCCTCTGGACTGATTTCTCATGGACTGGAGCCTTGCCTCGTGCTGCTCCTGGGCGCGGCGCTCGTTCTGCGCGTGCGCATGCATCTTCATCGCGTGCTCCTCGTCGGCGTGGCGCTGGGACTGGCGTGCCTGCTGGCCGTCCTGGGCGCCCTGCGCCGCCTGGATCAGTTGCTGCAGCTGGGCCTGCTGCATGTCCTGCTGATGGGATTGCAGGTCGAGCTGCTGCTGCTGCTGATCGCCGGCGATCTGCTGGCCGGCTTGCGCGGCCTGCATCTGCGCCTGCTGGTCGGGCGGCGGCTGGCCGGACTGCGCGGCGGCCATCTGCGCCTGCTGCTGGATCTGCTCTTGCTGCTCCTGCTGCTGCTTTTGGCGGTGCAGTGCGACGTGCTGCTCGAAAGCGGCCTTGACCTGCGGCGGCGCCTGCGCGTAGCTCGCGGACTTCTGCTTGTCGGTGTGGCCGTCGAGGTGCGCCTGCGTGTCGTCGTAGTCGTTGATCGGCAACGGCTTGCCCTGCATCAGCAGCACGTTCTCGCGGTTGACCTGGGTCTCGTTGGCGGTGTACTCCTGGATCAGGTGGTCGGTGGCGCCGAGTCCGAGGTCGCGCATGAACTGGGCGAGCTGGCGGCCGTGCAGGCCGTTGCCGGTCTGGGTGATCATCGTGACGAGGTCGCGCATCATCGCCTGCTTGGCAGCCTGCGAGGACGGGAAGCTCGAGCCGGCCTGGACTTCGACGTGGGTGGAGTCCCTGAGGTCGGTGTTGCGGAAGTCGAAGATCTGCCAGGAGCCGTCGTCGCCGGCGATCTTGATCATCCGGCTGTCGGTGTAATAGCGATTGACTAGTTCGAGGATCTTCGTACCAATCTTGCCGAGGCCTTCCTCGTAGTCGGTCATCGCCAGGCCGAGGCGCGTGTCGTCGGCCTCTTGCAGCAGCGTGATCGCCGACGCCGCGGTGACGCCGGGCGGGACCTGGGCGTTGGTGACTTCATGCTGGCCGGAGATGTCCTCCATCGCGCGGCGGATCATGTTCGGCAGCTCCTTGACGTAGTCCGGGAGCGTCGGCGGCTCGAGGTACTGCGGGATCGGGTGCTGCGAGCCGGTCTCGTCGAAGAAGTGCCAACCGCCAGGCTGGGAGATGCTCTCAAGGAAGCGCTCGGGGTCGACGGTCGCCTGCCGCGAGGCGATCCCGGTCGGGTTGCCGAGCCGGTTGCGGTTCTCGGCCATCTGCGAGAGCGTCTTGTTGAGCTCGGTCTGCGGGCCCTGGAGCAGCTCGACGATCCCCATCCCCCACATCCGCCCGGGAACCGGGATCCCGGTCAGCTGCACGTACGGGAACGGGTCGAACGGCTTGTCGTCGCGCTCGAGGATCTTGCCTTGCGCCCACACCATCCGGCCGCCGCCCGGGAACTCCTCGCACGGCTTGGTCCAGTACTCACGCAGGCGGATCCCCTTGTAGGTGCCGGCGCCCGCGGAGGTGCCGGCCAGCAGCCGCGCCTCGACGAGCCCGGGGTTGGCGGCGGTGTCGGGAGTGAGCGTCACGCCGTAGCGGCGCTTGACGTACTCCTTCGAGCGCACCGACTCCTCGATCAGCCATTCGGCGTCCTCGAAGATGTCGGCCATCGGGTCGATGAACATCCCGAACGGCGACGGCGCCTCGACGCGCACGTCACCGGGATGGATCTGCTTGGAGGAGATCTCGGCGCCCATCGAGGAGCCGAGCGCCTGCGCGACCTCCTGGTTGCCGCGCATCGTCTTGCCGGTCTCGTCGGCCATCAGCCCGCCGTCGGGGCGCACCAGCACGTCGACCGGGTCGCCGAGGTTCGGGTCCCAGTAGCACTTGAGGAAGCCGTTGCCGCAGATCCGCGACCACTCGAGCGCCTTGAGCGTCTGCTTACGCATTCCCAGGTGCGCCCACATGTAGCGCATCAGCTGCTCGGCGAGGGCGGCGGCGTTGGCGTCCTCCTCGTCGCCGGACTGCGGGGTGGCGACCCACACCGGCCGCGTCTTGGTCATCTTTGCGAGCTCGGTGCGGACCATGCCGGTGATCCGGTTCTCGGTCTCGGTGATCCGCCCGGGGTCGTCGAGGCCGCGCGGCTCGACGAGGCGGTCGCCGGCGAACGCTAGCCGGGTCTCCACTGACGATTTTGGTAGAAGCTAAGGCTCATGAAGGTCAGAACCACTGCGGTTCTAGAAAGCGCCTAGCGCTTCTCGCCTGCCTGTACCTCTCGTCCAGTGCAGAGACTTGCTTGTTATCGTCAGTGATGGGGCATCACCTCCTTTCGGGTGGCCGCCTGCTTTTCGCCTGCTCTGTCCAGGTGGCCCACCGGCAGTTGCCGGGCTCGTAGTTGCCATTCGTATCGATTCTGTCGAGCGTCAGCCCTTCGGGCCGCTCGCCCATGTCTTCGAGGAAATTCTCGAATGATCTCCAGCGCTCACAGACCGTGATGCCCCGAGCGCCATACCACTTCCAGTGTCGTGCGGTCTTCAGCGTGCAACGGCGCCACATCGCTGCCCATGAGTTGTACGTCGTGGTCGTCTTGCCTGCGGTGTAGTGGCCGTGACGCGTGCTGCCACGAGGCGTGATGCCGTGTCGGCGAAGCGCCTTCGGTAGATGCGTCGGATGACAGCCCACCTCTGCCGCGATATCGGCCGAGCCGCGACCAAGGGTCTCGTACTGCTCACGTAGCCATTCGGCGTCAGCGAGCTTGGGATGACTATGCTTCCCCACGCGGTGCTCCTTCGTGCTTGAACGGTGCTGCGGAGCGCCGCACTCATCGTGCGACGGAAGCGGAGTCTAGTCGTCCTCACCGCGCAGGAAGCTGTCAGAGGGCCGCAGCCGCCCGACCGTGTTGAGCTCGTCGTCCTCGCGCACGGGCACCACGAATTGCGGCGCCTCGCGCGCGGGGATGACCTCGGGGCGCTGGATGCGGTCGGCGAGGAGGCGGCGCTCGCGAGCCGCTTCGCGCTCCAGCGAGCGGATGTGCTGCAGGAAGGCGATGACGATCGCGACGATCGCGACCGCCTCGATGGCGGCAATGACGGTCAAGTGACCGCGACTCCCTTCCAGGCGCCGCCGCTGTAGGCCCACAGTTTGTTGGCGGTCGTGTCGAAGATGATCGGGACGCCGCCGGGGTGCGCGGTCGGCGTGCCGGTCGGCGTGCCGGCGCAGTACGGGATGTACAGAAACCCGTCGGTCGCGGCGGTGGAGAGCGCGCCGCCGCCGCCGACGACGATCGAGGTGGTGTCAAACGTGATCGTGACGGTCGAGCGTCCGCCCTGAGCGGTGCTCAACCAGGCCGGCTTGATGAACGAAGCGGAGGACCCGTTAGCGATCGAGCCGTCGTTGCGGTTCTGGTTGACCTGCGAGTCCGAGCCGTAGTAGACGGTCGAGCCGGAAGTGACGGTGACGATCGCGTTGCCACCAGCGGGCTGAACCGGGACGGCGTGATCGGGGGTGAGCGTCAGCGTTGAATAGGTGACGGGCATCAGAATCCAATGTTGATCGTGACGAGGTTGCCAGCTGCGGTGCGGATGAACCCGCCCGAGTACTGGTCGCCTCCCGGGAGCGCGCCGGCGGTTTCAACGGCGGTGACGAGCCGCCCGGCCTGGTCGCGCAGGAAGCCGCCGCCCCACTGGGTGGCGCCGGAGGTGACGATCGCGAGGCGACCGAGGGCGTCGCGGACGAATCCGCCGGTGATCTGCTCGTTCGCGGCGAGCGCGCCGCCGGCGCTGGTGTAGGTGATCAGCCGCCCGTCGGCGTCGCGAACGAATCCGCCGGTGATCTGGTCGGTGGCGCCGAGCGCGGCGCCGAACGTCTCGGTGACGGTCACGAGCCGCCCGCTCGGGTCGCGGACGAAGCCGCCGCCGAACGCCTCATTCGCCGCCAGCGCCATCCTCGTCCTTTCGCTCAGCGCGCAGGCGCTGGAGCTCTTCGTAGAGGAGCTCGGTTTTGCCGTGCAGGAGCGCGCGCAGCTCGGAGTTGGCGCGGTCCTGGGCGTCGATGACCATGTCCTTGCGCCGGCTCTCCTCGATCTCCTGGCGCAGGCGTGCGAGATGGTTGCGATGCAGGCGAGGGTCGAACGCGAGGCATTCGGCCATTTCACGCACGCATGATTCGCACAGGCACAGGCGGTTGAGCTCGGCGACGACGGACATCGTGCCGAGGTCGCGGACGTAGCCGCGGTCGCTCGGCATTCCGAGATCGACGAATTTCGTCTCCGCGTCGGCGCCGCGCAGGCAACCGGCGCAGAACGGCGGCTTGGGGTCGGCGAGCTGGGCGCGCCAGGTGGGAGCCTCGATCGCGCTCATCAGCGGGCCACGTCTCCCGGCACGCCGGCGCCCCACTTGCTCTTGGCCGGCTTGTACCAGCCGTGGCCGATGCCTTGCCAGCCTGCACCGGGGTTGGTCTTGCCGGCCCAGCGAGAGGCGGTGCCGTGCATGTACGGCAGTCGCCATAGCTGCTGGGCGGGGAGCTTGGTCTTGGGGGCGGCGAGGAGCGCCATTTGAGCGGCGAGGTTGGCGGCGCCGGGGAAGCGCTGGACGGCGGGGCCGGTGCCGGACTTCCAGCGCGGGACGGCGGGGAGCTTGACGCCCGCCGGCGCGCCGGGTGGGAGCACGGAGCCGGTGACCTGCGAGGGGGTGCCGATGCTCGCGCGCGGCGGGGGCCCGGCGGGAGCGCCGCCGGTCGGCAGCGGCGCCTTTGCGCCCGCGGCGGTCGGCGCCAGCCACCAGCCGCCGCCGAGGCCGCGCCAGTTGGCGCCGGGTCGCCCGCGGCCACCCCATTGTGCGCCGGCGACGGGCGCTGGCCCGAGACGGTACGTCGGCGCGGCGCGGCCGCGGACGATCAGCGGGTTGGCCGCCTGCATCAGGCCGCCGGGATTGACTGGCATCTGGTTCCTCTCTAACTGAATTGCCCGGGCCCGTAACCGCTATTCAGCAACCTGCCGCGCTTGCCCAGGCGCGCGACTCGCTCCATGTGCTTGCGCAGCATCCGCTGCTGCGTGGTCTCCGGCTCCGGCTCGGGCTCGGGCTTGGGTGCGAGCGGACGCTGCATGCACACGTAGCGCAGCGCGTCGAGCAGATGGTCGTCGCGCTTGACCGGCTCCTCGCGAGCCTCATGCTCGGTGCGGCTGGTGTCCTTGACCCAGCGGTAGCGGCGGAACTGCGCCTGCAAGGTAACACAATTCGCGGTAACTAGTAACTTCCGTGCGTCAATTCGCTCACGCACCCGGTTAATACCGGCAGTTACCGCGTTCTGTCCGGGAATTGTGTAAATTCCGTGATCGGCGAATTCGGCCTGGTCTGAGCGTCCGGTCTGCGCGTTCTTGTTGCGCGAGGACGGGTCGATCACCGACCAGTTGATCATCAGCGGGATCACGCTGCCGTTGTCCTTACGGTAGCCCCAGCGGAGGTCGCGCTTGCGCATCTCCCCGCATGCCTCGTTGACGGTCGAGCCACGCAGCGCGATCTCGTCGAACACGACCATGTGGTCCTGCAGGTCGAGGTAGCAGTAGACGATCGCGCACATGTGCCGCCAGCCGGGGTCGATTCCGCGGAACACCTCGGCGCCGGGCGGAACTCGCTCGACCTGCGGGATGATCTCGGGCGGCTTGGGGTAGATCAGCCCGGAGAACTGCACGAAACGCCCGGACTTGCGGGCCTCGCGCTCGGGCCCGGAGTACTTCGCCAGCTGCCGACGCTTGCCGGCCTCGGAGAGGTGCGGGTTGTCGTCCATGTCGACGACGACGACGCGGCATTCGGGCTCGGTGAGGCGGCCGAGCTCCCACGGCTCGTAGATCTCGTCGAACAGCCAGGCCATCCCGGAGAACGGGGTGAGCGCGAAGATCTCCTCGCCGTCGTAGTCGACGAGCCGCATCGCGCATTCGTTGCGGACCTCGCGGCGGGGCTCTTCGTCGTAGACGACGCGGTGCAGGGCGACGCCGCCGAGCTTCTCGCGGTCCTGCTCTGAGGAGTTGAACTGGATCCAGGAGCCGTTCTGGAAGCGCAGGATCCGCTGCACCTTGTCCCAGGCGCGGTCGAAGCTCTTTGCCTTGTACTGCGAGCGGGGGCACCATTCGCGGATCTTCTCGTGGATCACGCCGTCGAGGGTGGAGGTGAGATCCGGTGTTACCACTCTGACTTTGACCGGCGGGCGCCAGCGCTTGTAGGGCAGCAGGTGCTCGGGGACCGCCTGCTCGTCGATCACTTGGATGATCGTGTCGAGGATCGCGGCGGTGGTCTTGCCGGAGCGGTTGCCGCCGAAGAACGCGCGCGTGGCCGGGAACGGCGGCGCGTGGAAGGCGGCCTGCTTTGAGTGCGGCCGGTAGCCGAGCAGCGGATTGTCCTTGTAGGCCTGCTCGAGCAGTTCGAGCTGGGCGCGGACCTTCTCCTGCTGCTCGGGCGCGAGCCGCTCGAGCGCATCGAAGTCGACGGTCAGGCCGTGCGATGAGGGCATTGGCCTCCTAGCTGATGGTGAGCGCGATGACGGTACCGATCGCCGCCCAGCCGAGCAGGCAGAACAGCACGATGAATAGGCAGCCGCAGCAGCCAATCTGCTCGTCGCTCATGGCATCCGATTGTCGTCGTCGTCGCTGATCCAGCCGATCACGATGATGATTGCGACGAGCGCGATCAACCACCAGGTCATCGGCCGAGGAACTCGTCGCGCCGCGCCTTGGCGTCCTTCAGCCGGTCGGGATGATGCAGTGGCCTGGGGTCGGGCTTGCGCTCCTGCTTCGGTTCCAGCGGCGGCGGGGAGGAGAAGTCGGGGCCGGGACTCCAGTCGGGCTCGGGTTCGGGCTTGGGCTTTGACTGCTCGGCGAGGTAGCGCTCGGTCGCTCGCGCCAGCCAGCGGCCGCGGGGGACGGTGCCGCGAGCGGCTTCGATCCGCTCGACGAACTCGGGGGGCCAATCAACGGCGATACGTACGGTGGCTTTGGGCATGACATTTACGGTGGCACACACGCACATGTCCTGCAGTCCAAACGTCCGCTATTTCCGTACGAACCTACGTTCGGACTGTAGTACCGTACGGGGTCGTGACGAAGCTGAACTGGGACCGGGCCGCAAAGCGCGGGCTGGTCCAGGCTCGAGGCGCCGACCCGATTGGTCGCCCGCCGGCGCCGAAGCGCAAGCCGAAGGGAATCACCAACGCCCAGGCGCGCGAGCTCGCCCGGTTGCGACGCAAGCAGGGACTCCCGTACGATGGCCGCGGCATGACCGCCGGCGAGGCCTACCGCGCAATCGCCAACGCTCGGAGAAGCATGTGACCAGCTGCTGAGAAACCCTGTCGCTGCCAGACCGGAGGGTGTTCGTGTAAGGAGCCGAACCGCGTTCTAAGCGTAAGGCTCCCCAGGGCCGTTCATCCGCTACCGAGGGCGACCGAGAGGATCGTACAGGCCGGCGAAGGAGAGCAGGCACACAGCCGAAACAGCGAGGCGCTCCCCTAGGGCCTTATGACTCCGTGATGCGTTGAAGCTGCGACAGGCGGCTCCGCATAGGGCTCAAATCTGGGGGCTGCACGGGCGCGGGACTCCACGACTTCGCGCGCGCGCTCGGTGCCCCCCCGGGGCCTACGGGTGGAGGCTTGTGGGTGCTAGCTGGAGGGCCGATTTGTGGCTAGCAGCAGCGGGCGGATATCCGCTGTTTGCAGGGAGATCGTGTGTGTGTGCTTGCAAAGCTACGCGTGTGTAGGTAAGCGCGGCGCGACCCACTGGCTCTTGCGTCCGCCCTGTCCCATTCGGTGTCGTGCTGCTTGGTTCGCGAACGCATGGCCGTCTGTCACGTCTGGGCACCAGCTGAGGAGGTAGGCGCTGCGGCTCATGCCGGCTTTTTCTGCGGCTTTGTCGATGCGGGCGAGGTCTTGTTCGTCGATGACGATCGCTGCTTGGGCGCTCATATATTTGTCCGGTGTCTTGCAATGTGTCTTGTCATTGCCGATGATTGGGGTGTGGAGACCAACCTACAGACGGTGGCGTGATGCGCGACCCTCAGAGAACGCCGGACGCCGGCGACTTCGAGCCGCGCGAGCCGCGGATCGTCCGCCACGAGACGTTCATGGCGGGAGTCGGGGTCTCGATTTCGACATTCGAGTCGGGTAGCCGGATCCTGAACTTCAACAACCCGAGTAGCCAGTTCCAGCTGCACTTCACTCCCGAGCAGTGGGAGCGGCTCGTGGGCGAGCTTGTGCGCGAGATGGAGGAGCGATGAGCGAGCCGATCCTGTCCGATGCGCAGCGGCTGGCGGACTCGCTGGCCGCGGCGTGCCGGGCGCTGATGGACGCATGGCAGCTCTCGCGCGAGCTCGGCTATGTCGAGCTCGCCGAGCAGTGCCGGCGGCTGGTGATGATGCTCCGCGACGAGCTGGAGCTACCGGAGGAGGAGTGATGAGCAACAAGACGGTGACGTTCGCGGCGCGGATGCGCCCGGAGGACCGCAAACAGATCGCCAAGCGGGCCGCCGAGGTCGGAATGAGTCAGTCCGACTATGTGGTCATGCAGGCGCTCGACTGGCCGGGAGACGGCCTGAGAGAGCGTGTGAGCGACCTCGAGGCGAGGGTGGCCCAGCTGGAAGCGAAGGTGCCGCGATGATCGAGGAGTTCGGAACATTCGCGATGGCGGCGCTGTTCTGGCTGGCGCTCGCAGCGACGACGCTCACGTTCGTGCGCGCCGGCCTGTGGGGGATCCTGCTCGTCGGCTATGTCGCGGTCAGCATGGCGCTCGGCGGCATCTACGACCGCTGGGTCAAGCCGCGGCGCGTCACGCGCTACCTCAGGCGCGAGCTGACCACGATGGACCTGCGCCAGCGACGCAACCTCGGTTGGGACTGAGCTGACGCACTGAGCCTAAAGCCACGGGGCTAGACGCCAGG